TCGATATTATATCACGTTCTGGTGGCAAAAATCCAGAAGAAATTAAAAATTCTTTAGATGATTTGAACACAACGATAGCAGGAACTATTTTAGTTGCTAATGAAGAATCAGCATTTAATGATCCTTTCCGTCTTTCGTCAACAGAAGACGAATCCCTTGCTTCTGCGAAGTTTAGTTATGTGTCAAGCGTAGAGGAATTGCAGGCAGAGATGAACAACATATCACGCGACATAACAGAAGTGGTCGTTCATTGGACAGATACCTATAGTAACAAGAACATAGGATCCGAAGAAATCAATACTACTCAAAAAGAACTTGGATCTGAAAGTATAGGTTATCACTATGTGATTCGAAGGGACGGGTCATTGCAAAGAGGAAGACCTGTTAATAAGCAGGGAGATCATGCTTTAATTAATGGTCATGACGAATACAGCATAGGACTTGTTTTTGTTGGTGGTATTAATGCGCCATCGGGAACTGCATTCCCCGGTAACTTCAGGAGTGTGTCTTCTCTTACATTATCGCAGATGAACACATTTAATGAGTTTTGTAAAGCATTTTATGAAAGATATCCGGGTGGACAAATTTTAGGACATAACGATATTGACCCGTTGGAAGAAGACCCCGGATTTGATGTTAGGGATTATGTAGAAGATATTTTCAATAAGAAGTCGTTGTTTGAAGACCCTTCTGCAAGAGGACCCTTTACCCCTTCTGAGTTAGTTTCTACTAGGATACCAGAATGACAACTACTAAAGACAATATAACAAAACGAATACAGGTACTAGGCGAAGGTAAAGAAGAGACCATCGGGGTTCCACAAACTGGATTCGCGGATGCTACCGGTGAGTATCCGTCTCAAGAATATTTTTTTGGAACATCTACAAATAAATCCGCAAAGGGCGAGACCTCTACTCAGTTGTATTCTTCTGGTGGTGATAAAAATGTTTCCATAGAATTTCCTGATCAAAAACCCTCGCAGTATCCTTTCAATCAGGTTCAACAAACCCCTTCTGGACACTCTTGGGAAATAGATGATACCCCCGGTGGTGAGCGTATAATCATGAAGCACCGCTCTGGTTCTGGTTTGGAATTACGAGCAGACGGATCAGTTCTTTTTTCTTCTGTCAACAAGAAAGTAGAAGTCACTGGTGGAGATCAAACTGTAATTGTAGAAGGTGAAGGCAACCTTGTATATAAAGGAAACCTGAATGTACGAGTCACTGGAGATTATAATCTCACAGTAGACGGTAACTTTAATGTCGATGTTGCTGGTAACAAAGACGAAGCAATACACGGTGTTTACACAGGAACCTTTGATAGGAGTCACAACTCTACCATCAAGGGATCACAAAGCACTCGCGTGGTTGGAACTCACACACAAACATTATTAAACGATAATTATGTGTTTGTCAAGGGGGATCAGAACAACTGGGTTCAGGGAGATGTCGAATTGACCTCCGGAGGAACTCTTACCACTACGGCAGAAACCGCATGGGCAGCATCATCAGAGACTACTAACATCACAGGCATCACTGTGTCCGTTCTGGGAACGAAAGGGACCATCGGTGGCACATTAGTCGATCACTATGGAAAAGTGTATTCAGGACCCCCTGAAGGTGCTGGTAACGGCGGTACGACCTTCTACGGAACTCTCGTAGGAAAGGCAGCAGAAGCAATCACTTCTGACTTTGCTAATCACGCAGGATATGCTGATTATGCTAGGTATGCCAAAACTGCAGGTTTTAGACCCGGAGAGACGAATGATCTCAAGGGAACTGATGAGGCGAAAGAACCCAAAAAGTATAAAACTATTTTCCCATTTGTCGAAACTCCACCCGATGCACCAGAACCAACAACGGAACTCATTGCTCCGCATTTGTCGATAAGTAATTTTGCCATTCGCGGTGTAGTCGTTGATACAGAACCAACTGACCCCGATTCTTTGGTCTCTAAGATTCTTAAAACGGATGACTATGAGGACTTGTTCGATAGAGACCCTACTATAGATGAAATCCGTTCTAAGTTAAAGAACCCTTCTAACTTTAAGAACAGTAATTTCACAGGTAAGTTAGTTGCTGCCGGGTTGCTCTCTTCTGAGTTTGCCCTTGCGACTAAAGGAAAGATAGGCAGAACATCTAACACTTCTCCTCAGAAGAAATTTGGACTCAAGGGTCTGGGCAATAACGTTTCTGATGTTAAAAGCAAAAGGTTTTTAGTATGATATTTTTACCAGATCCGGTCTACAACCCAAACTTTCAATCGGAAATCACTGGGAAGACTAAGTTAGCACAAGGAATTCCAATTGTCAAGTTTTTGGGGGCAAAAGGTAACAGAACTCAGTTTGAGAGAGTTACTCAGGACAGATTCCAAATTGCGAGAAATCTTTATCTCCACGCAGAACTGATTAAGAAGACCCTTGCAAACTCTGATTTTTCAAGAAACCGTTTAGTTATTGCAGAGGGAATATATGTACCTGCAGGAGCAGAGACCGTGTCCTCCGGATCTATCAGCGATCTGAAACAAACGGGAAGAGCAGTTGCATATGAATTATACGGTGCTAACGGAAAAATAGATTTTGCTAAGTCGTTTGAACTTGCAGTTTTTTGGAAAGACTATTGCGATTACGATAAAATTGTGTTAGATTACGACACCTTTGATCCTAGTGGGGAGACCAACTGTCAAATCGTAGTGTCCATGCCAAATGTACCGACTTCTTTTGATGTGAGTTTTGCTAGAAAGGTCGAAACCACATTTAACACAAAACTACAATCTCAAAATGAATTGGTTGAGATTCTAGTATAAATAAAGACATGGCTAAAATACTTTCTACAGAAGATAAAGACCTACAGAACTCTGCTTTAACTACGAGCAGATCTCGGGTATACTCAGATATTGATTTATCTTTTGCGGTTAATACTTCTACTGGAGATATTTTTAAAAAGAAAGATGCCGCAGCAGTGAAGCAGTCTGTAAAAAATATTTTGCAGACAAATAGGTTTGAGAAACCTTTTAAACCAGACTTTGGTGCTGATATTAGAGGTCTTTTGTTTGAATTGGCAGACGATGATTCTGAGGACGATTTAAGAGAGCAGATTATAGGTTCGATCAGTCGTTTTGAACCAAGAGCAGATATTCAAAACTTAGACGTTAATTTTACGGTAGATCAAAACACGGTGCGTGTGAGAATAGAATTTAAAATTTTAAGCATCGATGAAACGGTATCATTAGAAACTACAGTTTCGAGGTTAAGATAAATGGCAACAACTATTACAAGCACAAGTTTAGATTTTAACTCTATAAGAAACAATCTAAAGAATTGGTTAGAGCAAAAACCTGAATTTGAAGACTACAACTTTGAAGGTGCAGGACTGTCTAATCTACTTGACGTTCTTGCTTACAACACGCACTATAATGGTCTTACTGCCAACTTTGCCTTGAACGAATCTTTCCTAAGTACTGCTCAACTTAGATCGTCAATCGTAGGACTAGCAACCGCAATCGGTTATATCCCCAATTCTAAAATTTCATCAAAAGCAATTATCAATGTTACTGCAAGCGGATCTGCTACAACACAGAACAGATTGTCGTTACCGATTGGTACTAAATTTACTACCGTGGTTGAAGACACAACATATACTTTCGAAACAACCAAAGAATATGTTACTAATAAAGAGGGTTCTGACCCCTACAATTATACTTGGGAGAACGTAGAGATCCGAGAAGGTACAGAAAAAACCAAAACCTTTATCGCGGGTCCTTTTAGTGAGACAGACACTTATATCATTCCTAACGAAGACATGGACATCAACACAGTCAAAGTTGAAGTCGGTGCAGCATCAGAACAGTTTTTCAATGTCTCAACAGTTTCAGAACTCAACCAAAACTCTAAAATTTTCATTATCAAAGAAACTCCCAACGGATACTACGAACTTGCGTTTGGTAATGGAGCAAGTCTGGGAAGGGTGCCTGCAGCAGGCGACAAAATAGTTGTCACATATAATTCTACTGCTGGTGTCGCGGCAAACGGAGCAAGAACTTTCACTACGACTGCTTCTATTCCTAGTTTCGGTACTCCTAGTACGATTTCTTTGACCCCGATTACAATATCCTCTTCTGCTGGTGGTTCTGATAAAGAGAGTATTGAGTCGATTAGAAAGGCAGCACCTTTCTTATATGCAACCCAGAATAGAATGGTAACTGCAGAAGATTACTCTGCTCTTATCAGGAGGAACTTTTCTAGCGACATCACAGATATCTTGTCATGGGGTGGAGAAGATAACATACCTGCAAAGTTCGGTTCTGTGTATATATCGATCACGCCTTCTCCCAGCGAAATTCTTAAAACCGCAATCCGGGATCTGGTAAAAAACCTTTCCGTGGTTTCTTTCGATGTGGAGTTTGTAGATCCTATTACAACATATATTGAAGTAAATGCTACTTTCCAGTTTAACCAGACTTTATCTGCATCGTCCACTGTGCCAGACATCGAAGCAGTTGTCAAGAATGTTATTGACGATTACTTAGATACTGTGACTGATGAGTTTAGTGAAACGTTTAGAAGATCTAACATGCTTACTCTAATTGATGCATCGGATCCCGGTGTTCTGTCAAGTCAGGCATCTATCAAGATGCAGCAGAGAATTGTTAATCCAACACTAAGTGTTCCTAAAACATATCAACTTAATTTTCCTGCAACTTTAAGTACCCCCAAAGACGATGAGTTTGTAGTTTCATCAACAGAGTTTATCCTCAGTGGGCAAACTTGTACTTTGAAAAATAAACTCGGGACGAACATAATTCAGGTTGTAGCAGTAACCAGTGGACGTGCCGTTATAGACAATGCGGGTAATTATGATGCAGGTACCGGAACGGTTACTATAACAGGATTTGAACCATCCGCAGTTCTTTCTAACGAAATTAAAGTTTCTGTCATTCCCGGAAACCAAGGGTTTGTATCTACCATCAGAGAAAATAAACTGGGCAAAGATACTAGCGCCATTACAGTAACCGCTATTGAAACAACAACGCTATAAATAATTAAAACACAGGGTTTAAAATGTCGGCAATAGTAACAACAGAATTCGTATCCCAACTTATTGAAGATACAAAGACAGCATTTGTTGGAAATCTTTATATTGGTTTGGGTAGATCTCAGACATGGGGAACTGGGGACACGCCAGAGACTCCGCTTACCACTTTTGAGTATGCTAGAGAAGCACGTGGCAAATTACAACACGTCAAAATTGTCACGGGTGTTTCTGCTGCTGTTACTCGTCAAGACTGGGTTTCGGGAATTACTTACGAAGCTTACGACGATTCGGACCAAACCGCAATACCTTATGTAATGAATTCAAACTACGAAGTTTTTCTTTGTACTCAGCAAGGTGTTGATAATAACGGTGTAGTTATTCCTAGCACGGTTGAACCTACCGTTGCGTTGATACTTGCTGGTTTAGGTGGTTCGTTTTCAGATCCAGTGGCAGCAGGCGAAAATATTTTAGTAACAAGCGATACCGATGGTTCACCGGGATATACGTGGAGATATTTGTTCACATTAAGCCAGGTTGCTATAAATCGTTTTCTAACCCTAGACTACATGCCAGTCAATACCTTTGCCAGCGACCCTCAAGACGAAGATGTAGAAACTCAGCAATATCAAATTCAACAGATCTCACAGGATGGTCAAATCTTAAGTGTTAAAGTTGAAGATGGAGGCGCAGGGTATTCGTCTTCACCAACTGCTACGGTTTTAGGTAACGGCACTGGCATCACGTTGCAACCTATTCTCAATGTCATCAACTCTGCTATCAGAACCGTTGAGGTGAGGGATTTAGGGCAAGACTATGATTTTGCTTCTATTGCGATTGATGACTCATTGATTCCAACAGAAAACGCAACAATAAGACCTATCTTGGGACCAAGGGGCGGTATTGAAGCAGACCCAATCAAGACTTTGAAGGCACGAAATATTATCGTGACCACTGATTTCGAAAATGATGAAAATGATACTTTAATAACAGAAATTGGAAGTGGACCACAAGCAAATGATTTCAGACAAGTTTTGTTGATCAAGGATCCTTTAGATTACGGAGCATCAACACAGTTTGATGGGTTTACTAGTAAAGGCAACCGTGCTTTGATAGTAGGGTCTGGCGGAACTCAAATGGCAACTGACAGTATTATAGAAGGCAACTTAAGTTCTGCAAAAGGTGTTGTTGATTACCACGATGACATCAACGGTCTCGTATATTTTCATCAAACAAAAGAAACGGGTTTTGGTTCGTTTCAACAGAACGAATCTATAGGTAATGGATCAGTAAACCTTACCATTGTCAACAACCCCACTTTCATTCAAAATCCTGATATCGATGTTTATTCGGGTGAAGTGTTATACATAAATAACATTACCCCGATTGTTCGTGATCCTAACCAAACAGAAGACATTAAGATAATTATAACATTCTAGGAAATCTCATGCCCAACACTTTCAACTCAACCACATTATCAACTGTCTATAATGATGACTGGAATGATTCAGACGGATATCATAAGATTCTGTTTAACAGTGGACGCTCATTACAGGCAAGAGAATTAACCCAGTTACAGACTATCATACAAGAAGAGATCACACGCTTTGGAAAAAACATTTTCAAAGAAGGTGCTGCTGTTTCTAAAGGGTTGATGGAAATTGATAATAATTATCGATACGTTCGTGCTTTAACTTCAGGACAAGATGTCACTGCTATTACACCGGGAACTCTTTTGACTGGTGCTACTAACGGTGTGACTGCTCGTGTAATCGAAAATGTTATTCTTGGTAGTGGTGAATCTCGTTTGTACATTCGTTACACCGGAAGTGGCAGTGCTGCTGCGGGTGCTACCGAAATTCAGTTTGTTGAGAACGAAAGTTTAAACTCGGGTGCCTATGTGGTAGGACCAAACATTGGTGCTGATGTCGGTGCTGGTGTTAGGTTGACAGTTGACTCAGGCGATTTCTTTGCTACAGGAAGATTTGTACATGCTCCTAAGCAGTCACTAATTCTAGCATCTACGAGCAGAAATTATACCGGTACCGTTGGTTTCGAGATCGTACAAGATGTGGTAACAGTAAATGACACAACTGCATTGTACGATAACACGGGCGACACTCCTAATGTTGCTGCTCCCGGTGCTGATCGTTGGAGAATTAGACTCGTTCTGTCAGATAAGGCAAACATAACTTCTAGTGAATCTTTTGTATTCTTGTGTAGAATTGTTAACTCGCAGATCGTTGAACAAGTCGATGAGTTAGATAATTATAACACAATTAATGATATGTTAGCAAGAAGAACATATGAAGAATCAGGAAATTATCTAGCAGAACCTTTCCAATTAACCTTTGAAGATGACGATAGCACAGACTCGGATATTTTTGCTGTTATAGGACCGGGACTTGCTTACGTTCGTGGTTATCGCGTAGAGAACGACTATCCTAAAAAATTAAAAATCAAGAGACCGCAACAAACCGAAACTATCAATCCAGATTTCGTTGCTCCTGATTATGGTTCTTTTGTAATTGCTACCGGCGATTTAGATTTCGATATTTGGGCAGATGGAAACGGAGAACGAGAAGTAAATTTATACACCAGCGGCGGAGTCACTCAAGGCACTGCTCATGTTAAGACAATTAGTAAAAAGAATTCTGCGGAGTTTAGAGTTTATCTTGACAACATTATCATTGATACAGGATCAAATCAGTCTTTCGATCAGGTTGCACGAATAGGTGACAGTTTCGCAACATCTTTTGAAATTATTACGGGAAGATTGTACGAGGGAACTAAACAAACTTCTTTATTTCCCTTGCCTACTTCTAGACCATCTGTTCTAACTGGTTACTCATATACTTATCAGAAGAGTTATACTAGCGTTTCTTCTGGATCGCCTACTGCCGGTGGTTTGACAGCAGATGAAAACTTTGTAGATGAGTCTGACTGGTTGGTTGTTGATGCGAACGGCACGATTCAACAAGCTGCTACTATCACGGATAACGGAACCTCATTTACTTTAGGTGGCACTACAGGATCTTCTCCGTTCACCGTTGTTGCTAATGTAAACCGAGACAATGTTTCAAGAAGAACAAAAGAAAGATTACAAGACACCTGTACCGGTGCATTATCTTCAGGCGAACTTAACCTAACTGCTGCTGGAGACGGTGGCGCAATAGTTTATGATGCCTACGATATTGTTTCTGTAGTAGATGCAACTTCTGGTCTTGACATTACAGCATATTTCTATCTTGATAATGGGCAGAGAGACACTCACTACGAACAAGCAAAAATAATTAAAGCAAGCGGAGCAGCAGTTACTTCAGGAAATATTACCGTAACATTCAGGTACTTTAAATGGAGTGATGATGTATGGCCAATTGCTTCTAACTCAGGTCTTTATTTCGATGTACAATCTTATACTAACATAGACTACACAGAAATTCCAGACCATAAGTTGACCAATGGTACAATAATTAGTCTGAGAGACTATGTCGATTTTAGAGGGAAGAGGGTTGGTAGTTATATTCAATCAGCAAACCCTGTAGTGACACAACCAATTCGAGTAAATGCAAGTTACTATCTCTCTCGTGCTGATAAGTTGATTGCCACAGAAGAAGGTGAATTTGAAATTCTCATGGGTCAACAAGCAAGGGAACCTCTCTTTAAGAAGACTCCCGACAATGCATTAGAACTGTACAAGATCGTGATGAATCCGAATACGCTTAGTCCGGATGATATCAACACAACGTTTATA